TTAAAACCATCGTTATAGTCAGGGGTAGGCTCACTAGCTTCTTTTGCCTTCTTCGGAGGTCTTTTTTCTTCAGGAGGGGTATCGTCAATAACCTCTACCAGTAATTCGGTTTCCTCTTCGGAGGATTCCGATTCGCCATCATTTCTGATGTGTTGCGTCTTAACGCCAAAGAATTTATCTTCGACAGACGTAGTTTCGTTATCTGCTTCGCTCATATCTTCATCACTCCTCTGGGATCGTCAACAACAGCTTCTACGCTGTCATCGTTGATAAGTCGGAACTCAGTACCATGAACCTTAAAGCGAGTGCCTGAATACGATCTCATAATTACAAAATCACCTTCTGCACAAAACGGACCATTAGGAAAACGCTTTTTATCAGCATAAGCATCCGGCCCTAACTTCAGAACAAAGCCTACTATTGAGCCAACTTCCTCAGCCTGCACAGTTTCGTGTGCTTTGAGAATGCCGCCCTCTGTAGCCTTGTCAGGCTCAGGCAAACCAATCAAAATCTTAAAACCTTTCGGCTCAGGAAGCTGATGAGGTGTGCGAGGTTCTTCAGTGGTTTCAGTTTCCACCGTATTTATTTCTGCTAAGGCTTCTGCCATTAGGGTTTCCTTGCACTGGATAAAGTGTCCAGAGTCACTACGCACCGTAGTATACGGAGATTAGTCCTGCTCGATTTGTTTATTCAAATCAAGTAATTCTCTTTCAGCTAACGCGAGTCCTTCTATGACTCCGCAAGCTTTTGAATATTCTTCCATTGTCCGACAAGAGCCTCCGCTAATATGGTCTGCGGTTTCGTTCATAATAATGCGTATCTTGTCTTGCAAGATTTTTAATGCATTGCTACTAAATACTTCACTCATCTAGCTCTCTTTTGTCAATGTCCTTTTCTCGCGTAGTATCCCTTTTATCAATCATTTCTTCAATCTCTCTTTCTCTGGTGTCAACCATAAGCTCTTTGGCTATCTCCATGCCAATCTTTGCGCCAGCAAGCTTGTCCTTAGAGGCGATCTTTTTCGACTCCAGCTCTTCTTTGGTGTTGGTCTCTGCAATTTTAACACCAAGTTTAGCCCCTTCCATTTTTTGATCCGCAGCCAGCTTTTCTCGATCCCAATCATCTTTGCTTGCCAGCCTTTCGCGATCCAAATCATCTTTAGCCGCCGCCTTAGTTAAGTCGGCTTGGATTCGAGCCATGTCAGTTTGAGCTTTTGTTTGAATCTTCAGGTTCTCCATTTCAAGTTCTTGCTGCTGCAACTGGAGAACTGGGTCTTCGGCTTGAGCTAACATTTGCTCAGCCTGCACTTCTTGTTCAGCTCTTCCTGTTAACTGCTCAGCAGCAGGGGCCACAAGCTGAGAAAGCCTATACTCAATATCTTCTGGCAATGATGAGTCAACCGGAGGCAGCTTAACTCCCAGTTCTTGTTCGATATCGCGTCGATACTGAAAGGCAACGTGTTCAGCGACATGAGCAGCAAGAGCTGCCTGCTTCATCTGTGCATCTGGCGCAAGATTAAGTAATTCAGCTATCTTCGGATCATTCATGGCTGCGGTGTGAGCCTCAATGTGAGCCTTGTGATCTTGATATATAAAAGCTTTTACTGGTTCGCCAATCATCAGATTCATATTTTCAGAAATCGGATCAGTTGGCTTCATGTCATCGTTAGTAGGCACAATCTTGTCAGCGTCACGAATGCCCAGCACTTCCAGCATCTGCCGATGCAGCAAGGGGAGGTTGTACATTTGCGGCGCTTGCTGGGCTAACTGTAAAGCCGCCTGATATTGCATGATTCTTTGAGCCATTGTTCCCGCATTTGGGTCACTGACGGGGATAATGTCTACTCGATCATCAAAATCTTCAGCAGTAATGGCGTTTTCGACTGACCCGTAGGGATATTCTGTTGGCCCATAATCGGCAACAATATCGGAAAGAATGGCTAATTCTCGCTTCATTGCGGCATGAACACGCGCCTGAACAGCGCTAATAACCTTCATTTCGCGCTCTAGGAGCGCTAATGTCGTGCCTACTGGCGCTTCGCCGTTGATATCAGCCGCTTTTACGTCACCAGCCGAGGCGAATCTACGACCATCTTCCACGATTTCTTGCAACATCGTATGAAGTACCGCAGATGGCTCTTTATAAGGAAGAAAAGTGATGTTATCGCGGATAACTCCGCCCGGAACGTCTACATCGCGGAACTCTCCGGGCATAATCGGAGAGCTATCGCCTTTAATACGCAATCCTCGCGCTTTTAGACCGCCGGGAAGGTTGGCAAGTGTGCCTGCGTCAACTAATTGACGTAATAATGACGTTGCAGACTTGGTTAAGCCGCCAATCATGTGGACTAGGCCAAATCCGTAGAACCCAAGACCCGGCAAATACTGATAATGGACAAAATGTTGACGCTTTAGCTTTAATTCGTCTTCTTCTTTCCAGTTTCTACGAATAGACAGAACAATGTTGGACGATTTATCAATAGTAATGACGTAAGGCAGTCCAATATGGGTAGGTTCGCCGTCCTCTGTGTCCTCAAACCCTGCAAGGTCTATATCTACCATGCATTCAAGTAACGTATGTCGTTGATCTACCTCGTAACTTGGGTGATCTCCGGTTAATTTGTTGTATTTTGCTGTAATTTCATTGGTATCGGGAGAAGCCGCAGGCAGCTCAATGTCTGCATAAAACCCGCTTTGCTGTAACTTCAGCACTTCGTTAGAAGTCTTCTTCATTACATGAGTACAGCGCTCTGCTGTTTCCAGATCGGCAGCGCCATAGCTCACCACGAAGTCTTCTGCTGGAACAAACATAGAACATGCTCGCCCTAGATTGGGATCAAAGTAAACTTTTCTAAACGCAGAGCCAGCTATAGGTAAGGAAAACAACAGCTTTTCAGTTTCGGTGCGGTATTCCGTCATCTCAACAGTAGTCATGTAGTTAAGATAATCTTGAACGCGCTCAGCCTGCTTAACCTTAGCGTCTGTCAGCTCTCCGACAATAGTGGTCTTGACTGGGCCACTAGCTGGAAAGATTTCCATAATTGTTTGCGACTGAAATCTAACAACCGCCTCGCTAAGCATCGGATGAAAAACTCCGCAGGCTCCATTCCAAGGAGTTGTTCTGTCTTCAAACTTCATGCCCATCAGGTCGAGTCCTTTGATATAGGACTCTTCCCAGTCATGACGGCTTTCTTTGTCTGCATTATACGAATTGACTAAATCACTACCAAGGCGATCAAGCTCTTGCGAATCCATAAAATCCACAAGGTTGTCGCCATGTTCTGGACCTAAATCCATTTCATCAAAATCCATAACGATTGCGCTTTCACCATCCGAAATAGTTACCGACTCAGGATTCTCGATTTCTATTTCTAGCGCCGCAATCATGTCTGGGTTTGACTCAGAATACAGTGATTTTTCAATAGCCACTAGGTGTTTTCCGTAAAGTTGAAGCCTCTGAGTGCAGCGCCCTTGCCACGAGCCGGTGTTCTACGAGTCTTGGGTGCGCCCATATTCAGGTTCACTCCAGTAGTAGCATAAGGGCGTTTAGGCGTTTTAGTTTTTTGTAGTTGCCCACCATCAAACTTATTTATCATTTTTCCAGTCAGCACATTCTCACCCATAGCCATACGCTTATGCTGAGGAATTAACATCGACATTTGTCTTGCGCTGCTTGGTTTAGGTGCAGGCGCTCGCGGAGTTGAGCGGCGAGTCGCATTGCTTTCATTTCTTCGGCTTTTGTAAGATTGTGTCTTAGTGCTTTCTTTACCATCTCGCATTCCAAGACTTTCATCCTGCCTATCGGCTTTGGTCTGCCTTCCTGTTGCCATTTTCTTAACTACTTTGCCGCCAGTCTTATAAATTGACTTTCTAGCCCCAGACGGAGAATTTTTAGACCCCAGAGCATTACCGGGATGTCGTGGTATGTACCCCCTTTTACGCCCATACGGGTTATCACCATAGTCACCTACCATAGGTACTTCAAAAGCTATATCTTCTTCAGAAGGAATATTTTTTAGAGCCTTGTCTATATCACCTTCCATGTTTTTTAAGGAAGCGCTGATGGCTCCGCCCATATTCTTTTTAACTGTTTTACCGCCTTTGCTCCAGCCTCCGGCAGACGGCGCTCGTTGGATTCCTGCACCGAGTTGCGTGGCGTTTGCCCTTCTTTCAGCAGCGGCAGCTTTTGCGTTGCCTCTTCCTAATCTCTTTTTAACTGCTCTACCGCCACCCTTCAGCCCCATACCTACCGCCTTCCCTCTAAGTCTAGTCATTTCATCACGGGCATTACGCTCACGAGAACCCACACGAGATTCTTGGCTTTTCTTGTCTCTGCGCTCAGCAGCATCATGAGGACGGCGAGCTTTCACTCTACGCATTTCTTGGGCTGCATCGTCTTGGACACCAATAACTCTGGCTTCTTCGTCACGAAGATTTGCTCTTCCTCCACGGTTATAAGGCTTCTTAACTGCCTTACCGGGCTTCTTCGCGGTACTGTTAAATTTGCTGGGCATATCTCACCTCAATGGGTTAGGGGTTTAAATAAGAGTCTAG